CTTGTTCAGTTCCAGGAATCAACTCGGCTGCTTGTCGGCCAACCGCTCCAGCCACACCGGGAGCCATCTCCATTGTCCTGTCTTCAAGGTAATTCAAGTCCTGAGTGATTTGTTGAGCATTCTGTTTAGATGCCTCGGCGGCTCTAGCGGCAGCTTCAGCTTTTGCTCCGGCACCACCACGAACAATTCTCATTCCTCCTCCCGGAATTGTTTCGATTGTTTCTCCAGCTTGCCCGCCAATGTCCGCCCCACTAACCATAAAGTCACCGCCACTAATTGGTCTTGCATTAACTCTAAAGCCTTGAATTACAAGGTTCTGCACTTGCTCAGCGGTCATTCGGGTTTCTTGTTTTCCGCTTGGCTTCTCTTCCACAATCGAAGCCCCGGGGGGAAGCCGGAATGCAGGTGGTTTGGCGACTGGAACTCCACCAGCGGCTTCGATGTTTGCCACCACTTCCGGGGCAACTTTAGTATCGCCTAGAACGCTTGGAGACTGATTAAAATCAAAGTTGATCGGAGGTTCTGGAACTTTGTTTTGTTTATCTAGTGGCAATACGCCGGGCCCGTCCATTGGTGTTCCATCAGTTGGCACCCCATCTGGATATGCTCCATCTGCAAGTGGTGTTTCTGCTTGTCCCGCTGGAGCAAGCGCATCTGCAACACTTGGATAAACGTTGTTGTTGATGTCCTTGAATTGTCCGAACTGATCTAGTGACCCAGTAACCTTGACTTTCTGTCCACCAATTACAATTTCTTTGTCGTAAGGTTGCCACTCGGAGCTTTTCATTTCAGCTTGCTTCATCAATGCTTCTTGGATTCCTTGACGCTCTTGAATATCCAGTTTCCTCTTTTGAAGTCCAAACTCAGCATTGGCCTGCATTTGAGTAGTACCCATGTTGATGAGTCCAGCAACTGACTCAGCAATACCTGCACGCTCATCCAGAGAAATGTTCTCATCCTTAATTTGGTCGCGCACACCTTGAAGTGTCGGAGAAAGATCAGGGAACAGCTTCAAAGCAGCATCAATTTGAATGTCGCTCTTTTTGATTAGCTTTTTCTTTTCGCCTTGCTGTTTGAAATAATCAGTTACTTGACTGATGCCTCCAGCAACACCTTGCGCTCCAGCCATAGCTAGTCCACGTGCCGCCTGAACCGATCCAGAATAATCTGGAGATTGATATGGGATTGTCCTTACTTCTCCTCCGAATAGTGCCATAATTTTAGTTGTTGTTATCCAAGTTGGAGCCCGCCACCATAGTATCCCTGAGAGTTTACTGAACCCGGAGAGTTGTTCATGCCACCATAATTTCTATTGGCATACATTTGACCAGCTTGACCGATGCCACTCCCAAGACTGCCCCACATTTGAGCTTTCGCTTGTTGGTTTGCAGCGTTGATTTGGTAATTTGCTTGGTTCGCTTGGTTTTGAGCTCCCGCTTGTTGTTGTGCCATACTCAGTGGCATGTTGAAATCAAACCCACCAGCCGCTTCAGGACCAAGAGTCAATGCAGTGCGGAGATCTTGTTGACCAGCACCATACGACAACGGAGCCGTGCGGAGAGCTTGTAGTCCCGGATTGGTATAGAACTCGCCAGCTTGAGAGTAAGATCGTTGTCCAGCTTGAGCGGCTTCGGCTCGTTTGCGGGCCATGACGTCCTCACGTCCCATTGCCTCGCTGACAATGCCCAGATTGCCACCAAGTCGTCCAGATGCTTGGAAAGTCTCACGCGCTTGTTGTTCGTATCCTCGGCGTTCTTCTGGAGTCACCCCTTGCGCGGAGGCTCTAGCTCGTTCGGCTTCTTGAGCAGACGCTTGAACTGCGGCCGCCTGTTCTGGCGAAAGCGCTTGCATCAAACCTCGCGTCAGTCCAGCCTGACCAGACATTTGACCAAGTTCTTCAGCTCGAAGTTGTTCTAAGGTCTTCCCGGCTTGCTGTGATGTGCTTAGTTGGAGTCCCTGAAATCCAGGTTGGCCTTCAACACCACCAAGGAATTGTCCCGTTTGGCCAAACATTTGCCCCATAAGCTGAGGTCCAAAACGCTCTTGAAGATTCAGAAATCCCGGGATATTCTGATCGTAGTAATTAAGAAGCCCTGTTGCCTGACGGCCAGCTAGATTTGTTCCCTGCTTGTTTAACGCAAAAATATCAACTGGTTTAGGGGCTTTTCCTCCAGCCTTTGCTGCTTTATTTGCTCCATACGCGGATACAGCTCCACCTACAACAGTTGTTCCTATTGCTACCCAAGCCATTAACTTAACTCACCTCCAGAGTTTTTTGTGTTATTTTCTTTCAAATGCTTCATAAGACTTTCTTCTTCTTGGTTGTATTTATTTTTCTCCCAAGAACTAATCCTTGGGTCATCTTTGTCAAAAAGCGGGTTTTTATTTGGATACGTCAAGTAATCAATCATCTTGTCAGGGTCACTGATGTTTTCTGGGTTTGCATGGAATGTTATCCATGTCGTGTCCTCGTAAATATAAAGAACTCTTTTTGTTCCGGCCTCAGTAATGCCAACAACTGGAGCTTCATATTCGACCACTCCGGTTTGATCCATTACTCGTAATTTCCCAGATTCAATTACAAATGGATGCCTTGTTTTGTGCTGCATACTTGTAAGTAATGATCCAGCGGGCATGAATATCCTTCTGAGATACATACCGGGAAGAAATAGGTGTTCCGTAGGAAAATATCCATCTGGCATTTGAGCAAGCTGATACTCAAGTCGTTCAACGTCAGAAGCAGAGGCGATCTCTTCAGCAGATGGAACTTTAGAAACGAACAATTCTTGCTTGTCGCTTGCTTCTTCTGTTTCTTCTGATTGGCTATCCATATATCTTTATTGCTTCTCCTAAGTTTGCATTCATTAGGAACAATCAATCATCCAAAAAATACAAGCTGAACATCTGAGCTGTTGGCCAACTGACTATCAGCGTATGTATAGAATCTAAAGCTACTTGCTGTTTGAGGAATAGAGAAAATGGCTTGAATAGTAACATTCGCACTATCTGTTGGCTCGTATGCACGCTGACCAACAGCGGAATAGTTTGCGGATGGCAATTCCGTTGAGAATGTCACAGTATAGTCTCCAGCGCCGTTCTTTAATACGCTTGCCACATTGCCACTTCCAAGAATTTGTCGATTGGTATTGCTTGCATCTGTGGTTCCAGAAGTATTTTTATTACCATTAAAACGAACCCATGCTCGCGCCCCATAAATCGGAGCGGTTCCGGTTTGCGCTCCGTCGAGCTTCGCCGCCGTCACGTTGGCATTCAGTATCTTAGCCGTGGTAACAACATCGGCATCAAGCGTGGCGACCCCACTAGCAACTGTAAACGCTCCGAAGTCAGAGTCTGAGAGCTTGGCTGGAGTGACGTTTGCATCTTTGATCGAGATTGCTAGGACAGAATCTGCTGCCATCTCACTCGACGTAATTCCTTGTGTGCGCACCTTCAACTGGCCGGATGGCAATACGACTTCAAGTGTAGTCCCGAAGATAGCATCAGTCGTCATTGTCGTTTGATCAATGATATTATTCATCTTCGCGCTAGTGATTGTGTCAGTAGCTGTGAAAGTGTAAGTTGTATTGACTGCGCCCATGCTTTATTTCTGTGAAATGATTTGTCTATTCGTCACTGACCCAGCAACTTTTACTGAATTGATCTTGGGTGATCCGATAGTTCTTGTCAAGATCATAGTTCCAGTGTAACCACGAATTCCGGCTAGTCTGCACCTAATACTTGCCGTCTCAGCTTCATTCGGAGTGCTTGGAGCAAGAACTTCTCCACCAAGGAGCTGGGTAGTTGTCCCAATCTCAGATGCGTTGTCTGGATCTTCGGCCGCGAAGGAAATAAGATACTCTCCAGAGTCACCAGCAAGGTTTTGCATGATGATTTGAGCATCTGTGAACCTTTTACGCTCCATGCTACCTAAATCATATCCCCGAGTCGTAAGCGACGAGTTGATTGTTGGCGTTACAAGTGATCCCCCCACGTTTGACACGTTAAATCGATCAACTGAACTATCAACAGCATCAATTTGATGCAAGCCGCCATTGCCAGTCACGGCATAAAGCTCGTTTCTAATACCGGCGCCACCAGTAATGAAGTTTTTAATCAAGAATCGCGAATCACCATAGGTATCAAGCGACTCCCAACCACTATTCTTAAAGTTATACACCAAGATTGAGTTGTTTCCAGCCGCGTCATTGGCTCCAATGGCAGAATCTAGGGCAACAGCAAGGTAGTATCGGTTGTCAAACAGGATTCCTACCGCATCTTCCGCGTAATTCTTGTTGATCCGGTCGATGTATGGCTGAATGTCCCGAGAAAGAGGCTCTTCAGAACCACGAAGGTTGTAATCATTGAGGAATTCAATGGAATACACACCATCGTCTGACAGGAACATCATCATGTTGCCACGCATGACAACAGATTTGCGTGCTAAACACCCAACTTCGGACGTAAGCTCTTTAACGGTAACGTCAAGAAGGCTTCCTTGAGTCCCTCTCACTAAATGAAGGCTATTTCTATTCAGGACAACAAGTCCATCGTCATAGAAGCCGTGCATTCCAACAACAAAATCCGCTGTTCCACCACTAATGCGGAACTGGTTCTCAATCTGGTCGAATGTCGTCGTATCAAGAATGTCCGATACGGCAATCTCGTCTGTGATCTTTCTGCTGGTGTAGGTTACATCATTGTAATCGCCAGACTGGTTGTAGTAATATGGAACCCACAGGCGTCGTTGGAAATGGATACCCCAAGGTGCACCCGGCTGATGCATGAATCCACCACCGACGCTAAATCGACCACCGAATTCAAACGTATCAGATGTAGTGTTAGTGTTGTAATTACCCACTGGAGCATACCACTTAATTGAGGTAGTTGTCGCAGTTACAACTTGGTATTCTTTGCCGACCATTTCGGCAAAATCAGGAGTTGTTGCTTGGCGAACAATAATAATGTCTCCACTCTTAACTGTGACATTACCAGCTACCGTTGCAGTTACTAAACCACTCACCACATCCACATCTCTTTCCGTGATGTTAAATGTTTGAGGCTGAGTGTAAGCTCCGCCCGGAGAAAGCGTGAACCCGTCAGTGGCAGTGGCTACACTTACTCCAAACGCAAGGTTCTGGCTGGTGGTAAACACATAGGTGAACGTGTCCTGATCGACTACTGATTCGACCGCAAACGTCCCATTTGCAGGAGTTCCACCAGTAAGGCCAGCAATTGTGATTGAAGTCCCAGCAACTAATCCATGTTCACGGACGTTCATTGTGACGGTGGTTCCTGATTGAGAGGCAGATAGAACCGGCCTTCCATTTGGATACCACTCAAATGCTTGTTGCCCATCACGGAATAGCATCACCTTGTCGAACACTTGAATCATCTCAGTGTCGCCACCAAGCGATTGCCCGGATGGATATGGAATGTCAGTGACAGCAAACGTAGCCAAGTCAATCTTCTTAGCAACCGTGTCCATTGCCACAATTACGTATTCCTTGTTGCTCGTATTCGGATCACTAAACAAGCACGAAGCCCTTACGTTGGCATTGGCATTGTCGTTAATTGGCATCTGTGACAGTGTGCCGGAAACGTCAGTTGGAGCAGTAGTAACACCAGCAATCGCGTAGCTTAGCGTGTTGGCATCGACATAAGTAAGCAAGTAGCTTCCATTAAACGAAGCGTCTAGTCCAGTAATCGTAGCCCACCCAGAGCTTGCAGCAGCAAATCCGTGAGAATTTACAGTAATACGCACAGTCCCAGTGATAGGGATTGTTACATTGGAGATGGTCTTAGCAGAATCAATCAAGTAGAATGGTAACCGCAATGGAGTCTGCCCAGTAGTCAACGCGCTCGTCTTCTCCACCACTCCTTTACGTGGCTTCCAATACCCCTCCATGCGCCCATTCAACGACTCTCTTACCTCGCCCTCTTTGAGCTGGTTAAGTTGAAGTCTTTGATTTACGCTAAAGAACCCACGATCAGCAGTCTCGCCAATCGCAGAGTCCATCGCGCTACCACTCTGGGCAAACTGGGACATTACGCGTAGTAAACGATCACCACACCGGATGTCAGGATCACTTGGCTGAAGTCACCACCAATACCCAAGCCTGCAGGAAGGGTGATGGCCGTCAACCGCGTTGCACCGGAGATGCTTCCAGAAGCACTTGCCACAGTAGCCAGCACAGCGTCATTCACAACCTGAATCCAGCGGATCTTGCCTGTATAAGTGGTAGCAGCAGTCGAAAGCACAATGCCTCCGCCTTGACCCTGTAAATCCCAGCTAATTGCGCTCGCCATAATATATTAAAGTATCACCAACGCAACACGCATCGGCTCACACGAAAACTACCATATATTATATCGTTGTCAACTACATTCGGTAATAGGCCCCCTTTAGACATTTTTTGTCTGGCTGGCTTACCGCTCAGGTTTTTCCACCGCACTAGAACCTCGCCCCCCTCCCCCCCCTATTGCGAGTGAGTCTCAATAGCAACGTGATGATCCGGCATCCGTTTCAATCGACTGTTTGAATAGCTTGTTGCGACCGCGTCTCAGTATCAAATGGAACGCTTGTTTGAATGTCTCGCGGTGAATCCTTAGCGCGTCGGTAATGTA